AGGGAGATACAGGTTTACCAAAAAAAATTATGACAACTAGAGGTTTGGGAGATTTATTTCCTAGACAGATTAAAAAATCTGTTGAAAAAGCTAAAAAAGCTAAAGATGAATTTAATTTATCAAAAGATGACCCTATGGGTGATCTTGAGAAAATCGTAAAAGGTGAAGGTGAGACGGGTCTTCCTAAAAAAGAAATCCCAAGAGATGTTAAAGAAACTTTTGAAGAAGAGTTAGGTGTCAAACTTTATGGTGATGAAACTTTTGATGAATTAATGATTATTAAAAACACTGGCAAACATCCAAGAGATATGGCAGACGGTGGTATCATAGGTACAGCAAAAAATATAATTGGTTCAGGATTAGATAAAGGATCTGATATAGGCAGATTTATTTTAAGTGCAGCATCTGGAATACCAGGTCTAGGTTTTGTTGTTGGTGGATTACAAAATTTACAGCAAAAAACATTTTCTAATTTACCAATCGGTGATCAATTATTTATAACCGAACAAGGAGATTTAACTGATGGTAATAAAGATAAATATGGCTACAACATTAGATCTGGGTTTGGTAATTATGCTAATCTAGTTGCAAAAAGAGCAAAGATTGCTGAGGACAGAAGACAAAAAGGTTTACAACAAAGAGCCATTGATGAATATTATACAAATCTAGAAAAAGAAAGAAGAGCCGCAGAGGCAGAGGCACAAAGACGTGCTGAAATTTTAACATCGCAAATGGCCACAGCCAATAGAGCAGCAGGCACAGGTGGTTATCAATCAAGCTTTGGAGGAGACTCTGGATTTATGAGTGGTAGTGGTACAGCTGCAGAGATGGGTTCTTTCGCTGATGGTGGTCTTGCAACAATGTTTGTGGAGAAAAGATAATGGTAAAAATTAATCCAAACTCTTTAGAAGCTTTAAAAAAAATAAATGAAGCTGGAGCGATAAGAGTAACTGATAAAGTAGAATTATTTAAAGAACTTGTTAAAGCAGGTAATACACCAAACGAGGCTAAAAAAATAGTCATACAAAGATTTAATTTACAGAGAGGTAAAGCTACCGGAACACCAAAATGGATGACTAGAGGTAAGAAAGAATTAATAGCAGAGGGTTTTAATTACAAAGATAGTCCAAGAGGTCCAGAGGCTTCAGGGGAAAACGTACAAGAAAAAGCTCAAAAAAAAAGAAAACAAGTTATAGGCAAAGGATCAGCTTTTGAAGAAAGAATTAAAAAAGAAAAAACAAAAACTGGTTTTGGTAAAAAATTTGAAACTGCTCATACTGCAAATATTTTTCAAGCTAAAAAATTAGGAATAAATTATCCGGTGGATGCTTTGGCTGTTCAGGCAACTAAAGTTAATCAAGAAGTGGCAGAAATATTAAATGAAGAATTAGAGCCTTTATACAAAAAACAATTAGAACTTCGTAATAAATTAAAAAAAAATAATACTTTTGCATTAAGAAAAGAATTAGATGATATTAATTTTAAAATATCTGAAACAGTTGCGACAGGTGGTAAACAAGGAAGTAAAGCTGCAAATGTTTTAAAACCTATTATTGTAGATCCAAAAACTTTAGATGGAAAAATTTTAGACTTAGGTTTTAAAACAACTGATGAGGTCATGAGTATTCCAGGTGCAACTACAAAAGGCACTAAAGCTGGCACTATTGAAGATTTAATGGCAAGAATGAATATACAGGAACAAGTTTTAAAAAAAGCTAAAGATGTAAAAATACCAGAAAAATCTCAAACAAGGGAGATGTTTAAAACAGCATTTAAAAAAGTTCCTAAGAAAGGTAAAGTTGGTTTAGCAGCTGCAGCCATTACAGGAGTCGCTGGAAAAGGAATTGCAGATGAACTACCAATTGAATACAACGATGAGATCGGCGCATTTGTCGATCCTAAAACCGATGATAAAGTTTCACAAGCAACGTTACTTGACTGGGCGGCAAATAATCCAATACCCACGGCTGCTGTAGCGTCAGCACCTTTACTAAGTAAGACAGTTAGAAAAGGCACAGGTAAATTATTATCTGGATTGTTATCTGCACTTGGAACTTCCGCAGCGGGTCTAACATTTGCAGGTCTGACTGTAAAAGGTAATTTAGATGAAGGAAAAAATATTGTTGATGCAACAGTTGATCCCATGGTTGGATTAGAATTATTATATCCAGAAGCTGTAAAAAGATTTGGTGGAAAAGGCTTACAAAATGCTTTGGGTAGAGCTCTATCTTTAGGTAGAGTAGGTACAATGATGACACCGGTTGGTTTAGGAATTGGTGCTTTAGGTTTAGGTAAAATGGGTATAGAAGCTTTAATTGATGAGAGGGAAAGAATTAAAAACATGACTCCAGAAGAATTAGAAATATTCAGAGCGGAGCAAGAGGAACAGATGGGAATGTCGGCATAATGGATAGAAGAACTTTTATGAAATTGTTAGGTGGTTTAGCATCAATGCCTATTGTTGGTAGAATTGCAAAACCTCTTAAATCAGAAACTGTGCAAGAAGGTATCGCTGCTGTAGGTAACAAAGGCATGGAACTTTATGAAATGGTCATAGCTAAAGTTATGAAAGAAGGAAAAAAAATTAGTGAGTCTAATAGAGTTGAAAGTTATAAACATCCTGACAGACCTGACATCACGGTTGATGTAGATCAGACAACAGGCAGTGCAGAAATATATTTTGATACGGACAAAGGTTCAAAAGGATTTGCCGAAATTAGAAGAGATCCAGAAGCACCTGGTTCTGATGAATTAATTGAAGCTGAAGAAACTTATAAATTTTTTGGAGATGGAGATGATTACGTAAAAGATGTAGAAGAAGGAGACATTAGAGGTGGTATTGAAAATCTACGAAAGTTTACTAAAAAAGCTGATGGCGGAGAGGTTAATTTGACAATAGTTAGAATGCCTGATATCAGTGAGTCAGGTGTTGAATCATTATTTAAAAGAAGGTAAAATAACAAATGGCCACGATAGATAAACCATTACCGAATACAAAAACGACCGTCGAAGTTCCAGGAGAAGTGGAAATCGAAGAAGCAATCAAAGAAAAAGTTGAAGAAGTTGAAACTAAAAGTGGACCTGTTGAAATAGAAATGACAGAAGAAGGAGGCGCAGAAGTTTCCTTTGATCCAAAAGTTGCATCTGTTGAGGGCGGTCAAGATCATTTTGAAAATTTAGCAGAATTTTTAGGCGAAGAAATTTTAGATCCATTAGGATCAAAACTTGTAGAACAATACAACGAATACAAAGAATCACGTGGTGATTGGGAACAATCATACAAAGAGGGTTTAGAACTTTTAGGTTTTAAATACGAGAGAAGAACAGAACCGTTTAGAGGTGCATCAGGTGTTAATCACCCTGTATTAGCTGAAGCGGTAACACAATTTCAAGCGCAAGCTTACAAAGAATTGCTACCTTCAGATGGACCAGTACGAACTCAAATTATGGGTACTATTGATGTTCCAAAAGAAGAACAAGCAAAACGGGTAAAAGATTTCATGAATTATCAGATCATGGATCAAATGAAGGAATACGAGCCAGAGTTTGATCAAATGCTTTTTTACCTCCCTCTTTCCGGATCTACCTTTAAGAAAGTCTACTATGACGATCTTTTAGGTAGGGCGGTATCAAAATTTGTACCGGCTGAAGATTTAGTCGTACCTTATTCTGCAAATTCTTTAGACGACGCAGAAGCAGTAGTGCATGTAATAAAAATTTCTGAAAACGAATTAAGAAAACAACAGGTGTCTGGTTTTTACAGAGACATAGAATTAGGACAACCTCCTGTAACAACAAATCAATTAGAGGATAAAAAATTAGAGCTAGAAGGAATTTCTAAAGATGGCCAAGAAGATCAATACACTTTGTATGAAATACATACCAATTTAGACTTAGATGGTTACGAGGACTTAGGAGAAGACGGAGAACCCACTGGGATTAAATTACCATATGTAATTACAATTGCAGAATCTAATAATAAAATTTTATCTATTAGAAGAAACTATAAACCAACTGATCCATTAAAGAAAAAAATAAACTACTTCGTGCAGTTTAAATTTTTACCTGGCACAGGTTTTTATGGCTTTGGTTTAATTCACATGATTGGTGGTTTAACTAGAACAGCCACAGCTGCATTAAGACAATTACTTGATGCAGGTACTTTGGCTAATCTACCTGCAGGTTTTAAATCTAGAGGTATAAGAGTTAGAGATGATGCACAACCTTTGCAACCTGGTGAGTTTAGAGATGTCGATGCTCCTGGTGGAAACATCAGAGATCAGTTTATGCCTTTACCTTTTAAAGGACCTGATGCAACTTTACTTCAGTTGATGGGTATTGTTGTTAGTGCAGGTCAAAGATTTGCAAGTATTGCAGACTCACAAGTCGGTGATATGAACCAAGCTGCTGCAGTTGGTACAACTGTTGCATTATTAGAGCGTGGTTCACGTGTTATGTCAGCTATTCACAAAAGGTTATATGTAGGACTTAAACAAGAATTTAAATTATTAGCAGAAGTATTTAAAACATATTTACCACCGGTGTATCCTTACGATGTACCAGGTGCAAAACGAGAGATTAAAGTACAAGACTTTGATGACAGAGTAGATATCCTACCTGTTGCTGATCCAAATATATTCTCACAGACTCAGAGAATTAGTTTAGCACAAAGTCAATTACAACTAGCGCAGTCAAATCCTCAAATTCATAATCTATATCAAGCATATAGATCTATGTATGACGCGTTAGGTGTAAAAAATGTCAATGCAATACTCCCTCCACCGGCACAACCAATGCCGATGGACCCTGCATTAGAACATATTATGGCTATGTCAGGAAAACCTATTCAGGCTTTTCCTGGCCAAGACCATAAAGCACACATTGATGCGCATTTACATTTTATGGGATTAAATATGGTACAAAATAATCCACCAGTTTTAGCAGTTTTACAAAAAAATATTTTAGAACACATAAGTTTAATGGCACAAGAGCAAGTTCAACTAGAATTTGTGGAAGAATTACAAGAATTACAAATGATTCAACAACAAATGCAAGCAATGGGAGCTCAAAATCCTGCAATGATGGCTGGAATGATGCAAAATCCAATGATGATGCAACAACAAAAACGTGTTGCTGAGATAACAAACGCAATCGAGTCAAGAAAAGCGATTTTAATTGCAGAAATGACTAAAGATTATGTTGCAGAAGAAGAAAAAATTACCGGTGAGTTTGGCGGAGACCCACTTGTTAAGTTAAAAGCTAGAGAAATTGACTTAAAAGCAAGAGATAATGCTAGAAAAGAGCAAGAAGGACAAGAAAGATTAGATCTTGATAAGATGAGAGCGATGATGAACCAAGAAAATCAACAAGCTAAGCTTCAACAAAACGAAGAATTAGCTGGATTACGTGCTGGAGTGTCTTTAGCTAAACAACAAATGTCTGATGCAAGTAAAATTCACGATTTCGGTAGAAACTTTAAGAAAAAATAGATATAAATTTAATTAAGGAGAAAACTATGGTTAAAAACGGAAAAAATGGTCGAGACAACGTAAAAGTTGTGCCTGAACTTGGTGCTAACGCAAAAGGCGAGCAACAAGGTGGGATTCCAGTTGAGATGACTGACCCATTTAAGTCACAGACAGTTGATGTCAAGGGTACAAAGCGTATGCGACCAGATAAGAAACCTGTAAAAGCAACTTGGTACTAAATTATGTGGTTATCGGCAATTAAATTAGCCGTCTCTGCAGGAAGTAAAATTTATGCTAACAAGCAGAAGACGAAAATGGCTATGTCAGAGGCGCAGCTTATGCACGCAACTAAAATGGCCCAAGGTCAAGAAGCTTATCAGGGTAAATTGCTAGAAGCCCGTCAGTCAGATTGGAAAGACGAGGCGGTTTTATTAATCTTGTCGGCGCCGATAGCGGTGCTGGCTTGGGCAGTTGTGAGTGACGATCCAACCGCGATGGACAAGGTAAAATTATTCTTCGAATATTTTTCTACCCTCCCATCATGGTTTACAAATTTGTGGATCCTTGTCGTTGCGAGCATATATGGTATAAAGGGTACACAAATTTTTAGGAACGGAGGAAAAAAATAATGCCTAATAAACGATTCAATAAACAGGTCCCTGGTTTTGGTTTCAAGATGGGTGGACGTGCAAAAATGATGGGTGGCGGAAGAGGAATGATTTCTGGCACTCGAAGAAAAGATGAAGCATCTGGTTTTTATTCACCTGACATGGGAATGAAAGGCGGAAAAATGATGAAAAAAGGAGGAAGCGTGAAAAAAGTTGGTAAGAAAAAACAAGGT